TAAGTAGAATTGGTTCAAATCCAAGTGACCGAAGACCTTCATTGCTTACGGACAAATCATTTTCAGCAAGTTCTTTTCTAGGGTTATTATAGTAATTAATCTGTGCACCGTATTGTTTACCAATAATCATTGCAAGTTGTTTTACAGAACAGACTTCAGAAACTTGGTTAAAAATTCGGACCTTGTCGGTATTCTCTGGTGGATTTTCTGCGGCTAGTGAAACACAATTAGTAGTATCCTCAATGTGAATAAAAGCACGTTTTTGTCCACCGGTACCATAGATGGTCAGTGGGACATCTGCTGCTGCTTGTGAAATAAACCTATTCAGCACAGTACCATAGATACCATCATAGTCAAATCGGTTTACCAAGTCAGGATCAAGTTTTGTCTCCTCCGTCTCCGTACCCCATACGATACCTTGATGTAGGTCAGTGATTTTTAATTTCCAATTCTTATTATAAAACTGGAATAGCAACTGATCCATTGACTTTGTCATGTGATAAACACTACCAGGATTTGTTGGATAAAGAATATCCACATCCTTTTCGGTTGAGTTTACTTTAATATTCAGATAACCTTCTGGAATATCTCCAAAGTCTTTAGAGTATCCATAAACACCCATTGTACCAAGATGTACAAGATGGATGTTAGGATTTACATCAACAATGGCATTGAGAACATTATGTGTTGCGCTGATATTATTATCAACCGTGTAACGACGTTCCTTTTGTGATACCATTGAGTATGGTGCTGCCCGTTGTTCTGCAAAATGGACAATGGTATCAGGTTGCCATTGCTCAACAAGAGTTTTAAACTCATCGTATTGCTGTGCAATATCAATAAATCGGTAATCAATCTCACCAATAAGGATATTAGCTCTAGTAATTCTAGAATCAATATCAGCAATTCGTGTGAGAGAATTACTATTTAATTCAGTATCAATTCGTCGGCGAGAGAAGTTGTCGACAATCATAACACTATGACCACGGTTGGCCAGTTTGAGCGATGTCGGCCAACCACAGAAGCCATCACCACCTAATACCATTACTTTCATTTAATTGCCTTCATTAATTCTTCTACATTCTCACCACGTTCAGGTAATAGATCTTTTAGGAAAAAATGCACAAAGTGTGCTTCCTTAATCTTATCATCACGGACACCTTTATACAAAGCATTCCATTTCCAATCAAGGCGTTTAATATTCATCTTTTCCTTACGGATCCAAGTGTTCAGCAATGTTTGGTCCGTTGACCATTTCCAAGCACCCTTACCATCTACAAAGTCTTTAAACTCTGGCCGACTAATAAAATCTTTAGGTGTTTCACCTGGCTTAAAGTATTTCATAATTGATTTATTCATTACCATAAGACCCATATTCATAAACTCATATCCAAATTTATTGGGAGTAAAATCAGCAACCTTACCGTGTAGTGATTCATACTGCATACGAGAGTAATTAATGATCTTTTGCTGGTACTGAGATGTAATTGGCATATCACGCTCAACTACTCCACCAAATTCATACTCATTGCTAAAATTATCAAAAACATTCGGCGCAGTATCTTTAATAAAAATATCTGCATCAACAATTGCTACTTGATCATAATCTTTTAAATATGTAAAAGCATTTTCTTTTTCATAAATGGGTAGAAACCCACCATGCTTTTCATATGACTCTTTACTACGATTGGTTGCGAATACATCTGGTTTGATTTTAAGCAAAGGAACTCGTTGGACAACATGATCAATATTATGTTGTTCGCAATAAGTACTAACAGATTTTATACAGTGATCGTAAAGTCGGCTAGATTTTCCAAGATAGACTTGATAAATTAAACGTTTCATTAATATTCCACAGGATCTGTAATTTCATTAACAACGGCTTTCCAATTTGACATAATAGGAATACCACAGGCATCTTCTTCTTTAATATGTATGTGTTTCATTAGTAAAGATCTTAGACCTGCAGAACGACCATCAATTGCATTGGCAACCTTGTCTTCAATCCAATACGCATTGGGATATAAATGTGCATAGCATTTAAGGACCTCAGTCTTATCTGCACCAGTATCGAGGTAGACAAATTCCTCAAAGACGTGAGCACCAAAGATTGCTTCAAGGTTTTGAGTCCGAAGTTTCTGAGCAAATGGATTCAATGATAGACTAGTGATCACAAGAAATTTGTAACCGTATTCATCATGTAGTTTCTTCACACCTTTCACTGCATCAAACAGTGGTGGAAGGAATCCAATATTTGCCGAGGCGTTAAAGCTTCGGATATATTTTTTGATCTCTGGTTCGGACATCTCAAACCGAGTGCCTTGCATATAAGCACGTTCATTACCAGTGGCAAAGAGACCATGTTCACGCATCATCCAAGCGTCAAAGGCCCCTTGCCAATTGAGTAACACACCATCAACATCTGTCAAAATTACATTCATAATATATTTCCTTTATATAAGGATTATATCACAACTAGCCTAAAAAGTAAACACCTTATTTAAACATTTGTCGACGTTTATACTTTTGAATAGTATCAAACAATAGTTCGGTCCAATTATCACGGTGTTCTTTAAATACTAGTGGTTCATTATCATCAACATCCATAACGACCACAGTATTAGTAATTGGCATACCAGTGCGTTCTTCCCACATAATAGCATATGCTGCCATCTGTGCAAAGTAATTAGAGATGTCTTCCTTCTTCTTAACTCGTTTGGATGTTTTCCAGTCAACGATTGACGGTACCCCATCAAAGTCTGCTACACAATCACAACGGCCAGCCAAGCCAAGATGCTTAGAGTAAAGAGGAGTTTCGATGCCGTAGATTTTCCCGATACGGCCGTCAAGTATGGGACGGACGTTAGCCAGGCTTTGTTTAATGTGTGGTAAGTGTTTTGTAGTATCTTTTCCATTTAAATAATCCTCAATAATGGTATGTACTGCTGTACCGCGTGTTGATGCTTTATGACTAATCTTATTAGCCTCTTCTTCACCAACACGTGCACGCCATGCTTGAATAGCTTCTTCACTCAGTATACTAAGAACTGTAGTAATAGAAGGATAAGAATTCCCATCAGGGTCAATGTACTTTCGCCCAGACTTAGTAGTTTCTGCAACCAAATCCTGATAACCGAGATCAATTTTGACATGCTCAAACACCATTATTTTTTTTACTTTCACCACCAACTATATTAAAATTTTCGCCAGCACCTTGAATACAAACTGTGTCAGGGCTAACTTGAGTTAGCAATGTCCATCGACGTGTTTGTGTATTTACTGTAAAGATAGTTTCGCGGTTTTCAATTTCGCCATTAATTCCATACACCAATGTGTCCATAAAGAATACAGGTTCTTCTTTCCATTTATCTAACATTTTTGCAATATCATCCAGCGGAAAACATTTTACCGTTTGCTGTCGTTTTTCTGTCTGCGCAAATACTGCTGTGGATACAAACAGTAGTGCAACTAAAAGTTTTTTCATTTTAAACCTAACATTTCCTTGGTCATGATATAATCACGGACCAATCCCGATCTAACAATGTCATCCCAACCATAAGTAACGACCGTAAAATACTTAAGTTGGTCAACGATACGAAGGAATTTCATAACGCCGTCTCGTTCATTGTCGTAGGTAAAATCTGACTGGAGATAGTCTCCACAGAAGATAATGCGGCAATGGTTTCCCACACGTGTCATCACAGAATCCAATTCATGGAAATTTAGGTTCTGCATCTCATCAACAATGATGATGGTACGGTGAAAAGTGGTACCTCGAATAAATGAGGTTGTTTCAAAATCAATTTGTTTATTATTCTTTAACTTGGCATATGCGGCAGGGTCTCTAAATAATTCATCACAGATACCTTTATATGGAATCTCATATGATGCTTTCTTTTCCTCCACAGTACCAGGCAAGAAACCCATATCACGGACTGGTACTACTGAGCGCAGTAGAACAATTTTATCATAGCCAGTGGATTTATCCAAGACTTCTTCCAGAGCAAGGTACATTGCCATAAAGGTTTTACCAGTACCGGCAGAACCTGCAAGGACAAGGTTATCACCATCATCCCATGCATCAAAGGCCTTTTGTTGATTCTGAGTAATAGGATGTACTTGAATCAAATCGGTCTCTTTTACTTTTGCACTAGTCATTAATTGTATTCCCTTTGCCTGAGCTTTTCTTAATATTACCTAACAAGTCTTTCCACTCACCGCCGGCTTTACGCAACGTTGATACGGTACCAGTAACTAGTGTTGGTGCATCAACTACTCGAATGATATCTGGATTCTCATTTAATTGTTTTTGTAAATCATCATAAGAGCATCTAACATCCCACTCTTTATTAGTTTTAATATCTTTAATTGTATACGTTGGCATGGAACCACTCCGGGACATTGCGTTTTGACCAAGTCATTTTAAACCGATCTTGTTTTGTCTGATAAAACATGCGATATGACTTTACTGGGTCATCCTCGAACATGCACTCTGGGTTTGACTTCATAGCAAGAGGAAATAGTGTAAGGCCTTGCTTAGGAATATTCCTAGGATGTTGCTTTAACTTTGACCGCAATAACGCATCTGTACTATGTTGTCTATTGTATCTATACTGGTATTCATCACATAGTGCAATAAAGTGTTGGTAGTGCCATTCGTAATTACAAGCACTAAGCATTGTCCATTTGGTACAGGGATGACTTGCATGAACAACTTTGTATAATACACTGTCCATACCTGCGTCTGGATGGCGATAGTGTGCAACGGTACGTTTGCCTGACTTGGATGGACCAAATGACATAATACCATCAAGCATTCGATGTGCTGTTGAAAGCATTTGTGCAGATTCTACAATCATTTTTACAACGTGTTTGTCACACTGTAACTGCGCCGCAATGATTGGATCATTATCTAATATAAAAACATTCATAATATAAAATCCCTCTGTTCCATAGTATATATTATACCACAAAACGAGAGGGATGTAAACTCCTATTTTAGACCTTAGTGTAGTTGACTTGCTTCAATTCTTTGATTTAAGAACTTTTGTTTATCCAGTATTCTCTGCATCTTTTCTAAATCACCTCTCTTCTCTAGCCTTTTAGCATAGATACCGAGTTCTTGATAATCTTTTCTTAAACGTTCGATTTGATTCAATACCATGGATATGGTCTCCTGTTAATTGTTGAAAATTAATCATCACGAAGTAGACCGGGGAACGCCTCCTTTATTAATGGTCGAGTCAAGCCTTTAGGTGTTTTCTTAGCTATCATATCAATTACAAGTAGTGCATCTTGTGGATGTACGCTTTCAATTATCCCAATAAACATTTGTTCTCTTTTGAAGGATGGAAGTTTGGTACCAGGACCACCTTTGACAAAGTATTTGAACTTTGTATTCTCTCGTAATAGAGTTGCTGGCGTGCTTTCTGGTGTACAGGGGGTATATGGTGGAGCACCTACAGGTAAATTCCAATTCAATGTAGTATCCATTGATCCCCTGATAATATCCTTAAGTGCCCAAGACTCATGTTGTTTGAGCACTTTAATCTTATCTGCTTTAGTTTTCTGTTTATTCACAAGTTCAATAACTTCATGAATCAATAATGTTGTTGCCATATTACATAAACTCCGATGCACATTCAATTAACATCTTACATTTTTTATTTATAAGATACGGTAAGACTAGTGAGCCCTTACCAATTGGCTCTTTTTCAAATGCAGTAAGAATTTCCTTACGCAAATGATCTGGTGTATATTTCAGGTCGACCAACCGTTGATTACGCTGATAATTACGGTACCACGAAGCAGCATAAAGTAATTCACCATCATCAAGGTCTTTTATCATGGCATCCAATTTCTTTTGGCTTACCGGTGTCTGACGTGTACCCTCGACGAATACATTATCACCTGATAATACATTAGGTACACCATCGCCTGCATCACCCTTAAAGATATGGGTGAGCAATTTAAGTTTGGGATTTTTCTCTACAATAAACTTTTTCTGTAATGGACCAAATTGTTTAACGTTATCCATAACTTGTAGTTGAGCAAAGTCATGATCATTAGAGATGATTACAACATTTTCGAATTGACCAAATTCTTGTGTATTATAAGCAAGGGTGCCAATAATATCATCGGCCTCACAACCATTGATTTGAATTAATTTATAGGGGAAATTATTACGAAGTTCTTCGCGCACTTCATTAAGGATTTCAAATGCTGCATCCCAATCGAATGATGATGCATCACGACTCTTTTTACGGTTTGCCTTATACTGAGGAAAAACTTCTTTACGCCAATTACCTGAAGCATCACAGGCGATGATGGTATCACCATAGTCTTTTTTGGGGAATTTTTGCCGATACATTCTAATAGTATTTAGAATCATATGGCGAGCTAGGTTAGGCTCAACAACTTTGTTGGCCATAATTGCGGCCAGGGCAATTGCGTTGTAGTCAAAAATAATCATGGTATACCTATTTCCTCCGGGTAAGTATATAGATTATATCACATCTAGACACGAATGTAAACAACTATTTGCATAATTAAAAAGTATTACAAATCCAAACCATCTTCAATGGCAAGTTTCAAGTGTGCTGCGTTGATCTTACAACCAATAAACTCATTATAGTACTTCGGACTCAATAGTACATCATATTCAAACTGAAGCTTGGCTTCGTAGTAAGAACATTCGCCCTTTGATCTACACAGTTTAAGGATCTCTCGTTTATAGTTATCTTTGCCGTTTGCTTCAATAAGTTGCCTTAAGAACTTATTTGAACCGTAGTAGTTACGCCAATCAGATTCTACTCTGGTTCGGACTCTACGTTTTCGTGTCTTGTTGACAGGAAGGACTTTGGGTTTCCAAAAGAATTTCTTGCCTATGTACATCATACCAGTACTGAGTTCTGTTATGCAATACACGAAGCCTTGAAATTCTTCTGGTGTTTCTTTA